ACCTGATGCGCTTAAATTAGAATATAAATTTATTTGATATGTACCGGTAGCTGGCGCGGTGAATTTCCAACCTGAGCCAGTCGTAACCGCACCAGTAGTATCAAACTCTTTAGAGTCAAAATTAATAGGGGTAGACGTTGATGCTGATTGGTTAGTCGAGCAATAATAACTAGCCTCAATCTTTTGCCCTGTCATAATTTGCTGAGCGCCAGATAAAAGAAGTATATTCATTGCTACTTGACGGTCAGAGTTACCATTAACTGCAAAACCGAATTGAGTCCTGATATTTAATGTATCACCGACTTTTAAATCAACTATAGTAGAACCACTTAAAACCTGAGTACCATACGCATTAGTAATTAGGTCATAATATGACCCATTTACCCATGCCCTTAAGTTATCACCATTTGACATTAATGATTTTGCAGAGACTAAATACTTGCCAGTAACAGGCGCTACGAAGCTTGAGCCGTCCCATGCATTATGAGTATCAATAATTTCCGTAGGGAATGTAACGTTAGTTACATCACCAGTAGTACTCTGACTGGCTGTTTTGTATGCAGATACAGCGACTACACGACCGTCATAAGATGAGATCACTTGCGCATCATCTTTTTTAACTATCTTAACTATAGAGTACGTTTCAGTATCACCTAAATTAGCTGCCTCACCAAATGAAGCTGAGTTAGTAGTTCTACCTTGTAGCTGTAGGGTTTTTTGTGCAGTTATTGTTAAAACAGTATCAATAACGATAGAATCAGTACCGTTATTATCGTATTTTGATTGACCAATAGCCACTACGCTAGAGTCAGTAGTATTATAAAGCCTGACTTTAGCATATGAGTTAGCAGTATAGACCGGTGTTGTAGTTGTAATATAATAAGTACCAGCATCTAACTGAATATCTGTATTAGTGCCACCAGTACCAGTAAATGAGCTTGCATTTTTAATAATACCTTTAGAATCATTAACAACGGTGTTTAAAATAGCAGCATTATAACCAGAGTTTGAAACTGCGCCAGCGCCTACGTTATTTGCAAATACAGCAGATACGATAGCAATCTTATCTTGTGGCGCATATCCTGAAAAAGATAATGCATTTAACTCTACTTCAAACTTAACAGAAAAAGAGTTAGCCGAAGATTGATGCACTAAAAATCTATACGAAGTACCTTGACCTAATTGAAAATAGAATTTCTGCTTACCAGCTACCTTGCTCATATATTGAGTAGGTTGCGGTGCAATTAGTAAAGAGTTAGTTACATCATATAACCAGAACGATACGTCACCATCAGCTATTGTAGCATCAGTAGTTACACTTAAAGTTTGCATTGATGATTTATCAATAGAGTCAATGGTAAAGCTATATGCACCACCATTACCCAATGCACCGCCAGTAAATACAAATGACTTATAACCTGTTAAGGGTGATGAGCTAGAAATTGCAATAGTCGCAGTCGGGCTACCGCCAATACCGTCTACCGGAGTAGCTGCGCCATCGGCATACATCACAAAAGGGTTAGTAGTTTCAGCATTACCTAAAGGTAAATAATTTTTTAAACCATCATTTTCAAGTACTGAGCCAGCCTGAGTTAAAACCCCACTCTGAGTCAGTAATTTAGCAAATTTACCGTTGAAAATTACAGGGCTACCCATTTAATTACGCTCCATAAAAGTTCATTAAAAACTCACCTGAGGTTGCATTGCCTGAGATAGCCTTAACCGCTACACGAGTACCGACAGGGATAAACCAAGGCATACGACCATTGCCGCCAGCAAATACATATAGCTTCATAGTCTCAGAACCAGCAGAACCAGTAGCTAATACTAATGATTGACCTGAACTATCAAAAACCTCTACCTCATGCACGTCAACACCAATAGCAGCAGCCGTTACAATTTCTGTATAAGCTGACGTTAGGATATTTGCGCTTGAGTTATCATTTCTATACAGCCATACTGACGGTCTACCCTTAATTGGTAAATTACTCTGGTCAGAAGAGATAACGACAGGCATAGAGCCTGACATAGTTTTTTGACCAATTGCCGTATTTGCAAAAGAGTTAATTGCTACTGTACCTCTGATTAAACCATTTGTAGTTAAAGAGATTGGCGCAGTTTGACCAGTGGTATAAGTAGGCGCCGAAGTAGTTACCGCACCTTGAATTAAAGCACCAGTTTGACCGCTTGTAGTAGAACCTTGAGCATAATGTAAACCAGCTAAAGTAGATTCTGTAGCTGCGCCAGCAGGCAACGGTAAAGATGCAGCACTAACCGCAACCGTACCCGTAATAGTAGTAGATGTTAGGCTGACCGGTACTGATGATGCTCTAAGCTGGGTATCTGTTAATGGTCCTGATACCGCTACAGTATTTGTAACAGTCGTAGACGTTAAACTAACAGGTACAGCGCTTGCGCGTAACTGAGTATCAGTCAGAGGTCCGGTTACTGCGACAGAGCCAGTAATAGTAGTAGACGCTAAACTAACCGGCACCGCCGAAGCTCTTAATTGCGTATCTGTTAAAGGTCCAGATACAGGCAATGGGTTAGTAAATTTAGTATTAATTGCGCTTAATGTAGCCTCAGTAGCCGCACCACTTGGCAACGGTAATGAAGATACGCTAACAGGCACCGCACTTGCTCTAAGTTGAGTATCAGTCAATGGACCAGTAACAGTAATAGGGCTAGTTAATTTTGAGTCAATACTTGCTAGACTTGCCTGAGCTGTAGCATCAGAGACTTTAGCCTCACTAGAGGCAGTAATCCCTAAAAGATTCGTACCGTCACCAATACGAGCAGAGTCGTAATTAACTCCAAATGCTGACATTTGGACATTTAAATCACCAGCAGTAATGTTAATAGGTGAACCACTAGCTGCGACTAATTCGACTGGCATAGGGATAGTACCAGCAGGCGTAACAGTATCTTTAGTAATTGTGACCGGCGCACCGTCTTTAATAATCTGAATCGGCGCACTTGTACTTAAACTAACAGGCCATGAAAAACTGCTCATTACGCCCCCACTACCTTGCCAGAAATATAGGCATTAATTGTACCTGTACCTGAAGTGTATGCATATTTTAGTCTCAAAACGCTCGCCATCGGAGCTTGATTTATATTAATAGTATGAGTACCGCTAGCACCTGAAATAACAATAGGTGAGCCAAAATCTAGAGCCTTAAATTGAGTATATTGATTAGACTCTTTAGGATATTCTGAAGCTACTTCGACTGTAATAGTGCCGCTTGGAGCAGTACCAGACCATTCTAACTCTATCCAAATGTTATCAAGATTTTTAATCGAAGTTACACCGCTAGTATAATTTGCACCGAGTGAAATAGAATCAATTATTTTATACGGTTCTAGTACCGACTTACGTGCCATTTTAACCCCCTCCGGTTAGGATTAAGCCCTTGTGAGGCCTAGGCTCTGAGTAATGTTAAATCTGTAGGGCTTGAAAATTTATTCAAACCACCCTCTGAGCCGCCAATCCGTGCCGGCGCAAATTTAGGCTGACCTACCGCTTGCGATAATGCTGCCTGATTTTCTGGACTATGTAAAGATTGCATTGCAGAAATAAATTCAGGTCTAGTCGAATAATCTACAGGCAAGTCAAACAAGACTGATAACTGAAGTTTTTTAGAGTATGGTAACTCTTGACGCAATTCAGCTAAATTATCCATTAAGCTCGCTGTAACAGATTGATAAATTTTCGGGTAAACAGTTTTTAAAGCCTCTACGTGTTCTCGTGTAATAGTACCTTTAGCTAATTCATCAAATACATGAGATGGGTCATTAACTGCCTCGAAGTATCTAGCAAATTTAGACAATTCTGCATCACTTGGTCGATATGTACCTTTAGTGCCTAGCATTTGATTATATTCAGCTAGTGGGTCTTTAGGCATTTTAGAATAAAGAAATTGAGCTGCCATTGCTGCTTTAGATGCAAATTGATTAGATACATTTGGCATATGTTCTGCCGCCTGACCTAATGAACCTGAAGCATTATCAATAACCATATTTGGGTCAGCCGCTACGATACTTAATTTATCCTTTAGAGCATTGTATTCAGATACATCAAGTTTTGAAATTTTCTTTTTAGACTTCGGTTGGTCTTTATCTTCAGTAGACATAATTGGTAGAGCTTTACGGCGTATACCTTCACTAATAGACGGTGCGCCTAAAAAGTCAGCAATACCTTGAGCCATTTTACCAGCTACATCAATACCCATACGTTCAGCAGCCGCTAAAGTAGCGTATCTATCAAGAATATGTTTAGCCATTGCAGGGCCATACTTATCTACGAATCTACCGAATACAGCACCGAGTACAGCGCCAGCTACAGGTACTTTTTGAAGTACACCAGCTATCCATGCACCAGCAGCGCCCCACGTATTTGCGTTAGCAGAACCGTGAGTAAATGATTTATCAAAAGCCTCTTTAACACCGAGTTTTTCGATAATGTCATTTAGCTTATCGTCACCAATTACTTTTTGAAGCTTATCAATTTTCTTTTTAGCTAATGCAGAAATATTAGGGTCAGGACTAGCAGCCTTTTTAAATAATGCTGACATTTGTTCTGCTGTATTTGGCAATGAGCCTAATACATCATCTTTAAGACCAGCTACTTTATAAATATCATCTACGTAATTAGCGTAAAGCTCTTTAACTTCTTTAGAGTTTAAAGACTCTTCAATTAAAGGCCTATTGCGAGGGTCTTTTAAGAATTGCTTTATATTCTCATAATCTTGTAATTTCTTAGCCTCTGGTGATTCAAGATAAGTCTCAGAACGTTTACGATATTTTTCAACATCATCAGAGAATTTAGAGCCAAGATTAAGCTCTTTTTCCATGTTCTTAATTTTAGGTACATCAAAAGCAAGTTCTCTAGATGCGTCTTTATCGAATTTAAGAAATTTATTATAACCAATCTCAGGGTTCATATAGCTACGAAGGTCTGAGATGTTCTCAAAGCGCTGAGAAATATCCTTCATTACTTTTGCATACTCTGGATTAATGTCTTTTAAATGCCGGTCAATAGTAACTCGGGCATCCATATAAGCATTGTTAAAAGGTTTACGCCCTTGATCACCCCAATTAATTTGGTCATCAAGACCCATAATGCGGTCTTTTAAAAACTTTTGGTCTGCTGTACCTTCGGCAATCTTATTTTCAATATCTGTACGGATTTTACCGATTTCATCAGCGACATTATCAAGACCCTTATCGCGCCATTTTTGTTCTCGGCTAGATAATTCACTAATAAGGTCATTTGATTTCTTAATTTCCATACCCTGAAGCTCTAGCTGAACGGCTTTAGATAAATTTACAGCCTCACCTTTATACGCTTCAAGGTGGCTTGCAAACTCTTCGGCATTATCTCTAAGTTTACCTCTGAGCATTTCAGCAGCTTGTTTTTCAGACTCGTAAGCCTCTTGACGTGCACGCGGCATTAGATCAAATTTTAAATCTGATTCTAATTCTTTTACTTTAGCCTTAGCGCCGCCTACTTTTTCAGCAACGTCCTCAGCTAGCTCCGCACGACTTGGCAACGTACTTAGGTCTATACCTTTTTCTTTATATGATACGTATTTATTTAATACCTCTTCAGGTACACCAAATAACGAAGTAATAGACTTTTTAGCTGCCTCACCAGTAGCTTTTTTAGCTTTATCAATCGCAGCTTGAGCAAGCGGTTTACTAGCCTCAATACCGGCTACGCCAGCACCCAAACCACCACCTAGAGCAGCGTTAATACCAACGTTAGCTAATAAATGCTCTGCCGTAAGATCATGCTCACCTAGAGCATCTTCACTTAGAGTATTACCCGTACCGTAAATAGCGCCCTCAACGGCTGAACCAGCCATTTTAGGAAAACCTTTTTGAATAATCTTATTAGCTAAAGTAGCTGCCTCAGTTTTTCCGACTGCATTAGCTACCGCACCCTCTACAGCTTTACCGCCTTGCATAGCTAACTCAATCGGAGTCAGTTTAGCTAAAGCAGCAGCAGTACCTTTTTCAGCACCAGCGACACCTGCCTTAGCAAGTAAAGCCTCACCACCTGTAAAGATAGTAGGCGCAATAATACCGCCAACCTCACCAGCTATAGCAGTTTTAGGGTTAGCTTCTTTACGTAATCGCATTGCCTCTGTATCAGCTCCGAGACCTTTAGCGGCTACATCGGATAAACCAATAGACAGACCACGCGCGACAGATTCTAAACCAGCCTGAGCAGTTTGAGCGCCTGAACCGTAATTTTCTTGCAACCATTTATTAGTCTGAGCCTCTGGGGTATCAATCTTATAACCTTGATCTAAAGCTACTTTAAAATGCTGAGGCTGAATAAATACAGGCTCACCCTGAGGGTCTACCATCGGGATTTTAGAATTAGGTACAAAACCTACCTGACCTGAAATAAATTTATCACCGAGTGAGTCGTAATCATCTAATTGAACTGGCTGATAATTACGGTCAATTACCTGAGGTAATGCTGGTGCAAACTTAGTAGTTTCAGTCATGATCTACCTTTTTTCTGCTGGTATTGATAAATTACGTTTTTCTACCGGCATTTCTGGTCTATATCCGAGCGTATTTTGATTGATAAATTTCTTACGATCAAGCTCTAGATTTTTCAAGAATTGCTCAAGTTTAACCTGATTATTTCTACTGAATACAGCCGTAGGGTCCCCAAGAATTTCATGGACTAGTCTCATATCTGTGTCGGTAAGATTTCTGAATTTATTAATGTCTTTAATCTTCAGAGTTAAATCACCAATCAATTGCTCAGCCTTGGCCTTTTTCTCAGTGAACGGTACAGCTACCCCACCCTCTTTAACGAGGCCTAAAAGATCAGAAGCATAACGTTGAGTTTGTTCATAATCTGGTAAGCGCTCTTGAAGATCAGTAGCAGCCTTAGGATTAACTGCCATTGCCATAGAATCAGAACCTACTTTTACAAGTCTATCCTGAACCTCTTTAGGTAACATCATTGCAGCTCTTGGAGTAATCTGACCACCACCGCTATTAATAGAATCAATCGCAGCCATGCCAGATAATTTTTGTTTAAGCTCCATATCTAACTGAGCTTTTTTAAGACCAATTTCACCGAGCGCCTTCATACCATTAGCTTCGGCCTGAGTACCTTGAAGGCCAGCCATTGTCTTTTTCATTTGCATTTCAACGTTATCTAAAGCGACTCGCTTAGCGGCTAGCATTGCAGCTTCATTATCACCTAACTGAGAACGCATCATACCAACTAGATTCTGCTGCATACCCATACCAGTACGCTTTTTCTCTAGCTCTGCTTTTTGTGCATCAATATCTCTATCTACCATTTTATCAATCATTGCTATGCCTTGATTAGGACCGCCTGCTAAACCAGCGCCTAAACCGCCGAGTAGCATAGAAATACCAGCCATGATTTTGCCGCCAGTATTGGCGTTATTCCAAATTCTATTTGGGTCAATCGCACTAGACTTCATGTAATCATTGACCATAGACTCATATTTATTAGTTTTATCCTCTAAATTCCTACGAATATCATCAGCCGCTTGCATACCAGCACGCTGCCTACGCTGATACTCAGAGTCAGGGTCTAGAATTTCATTCATTATATCACGCTGCTCTTTTGCAGCTTGTATACCGCCCTTGGCTTCTTTTTGTATTCCAGATTGCTCTAATTTAAATGCCTCTTGAAACGGTTGCATTTGTGCAACCATTGAAGGGTCCATATGTTGACCGACTGGGCTACCAGTATTAAAAATACCGCCCGTTGGCTGAGCTACACTTAATTGCCCCTCACCGGCCCCAACTTGAGAACCTTCAGGTTTATACATTTCACCACTAGCAGTTAAATAAGGCTGTAAAGTGCCTTTAGCCTGCTGCTCATACATACTCTGAGCAATTTCCGGCGGTAGTTCATTTGGAGTATGACCACCCCTTGCGAGTATTGCACCAGTCTCAGCAACGTCACCAGCAGCTTGACTAGGTGATTTATATTTAAGTAAATCCTCAAGAGTAGATGCGTCTACAGAATTAGGGTCAACTTGTACTTGTTGACCAGCAGGATTTAAAAAACTTAGGGCGTTACCGGACTGACCGAGAAATGATGCCATGATTTACCTCTTATAAAATTAAACTTGCTTAGCTCCATAACCACGAGCTTGATTAGGGTCATATTGCCCACCCATACCCAAGAATTGACCTCGAGTAGAGGCATCATATACATTCGTTGGATTAGCGCCACCACCGGCAAATAAGTCACCAAACATATTACCCAAACCCATGTTACCAAGAAAACCAGCAGCGCCACCAAAAGCCTGACCTAGCATATTACGTTCGGCATTTGCATTTTGTAATTGAGCTGACTGATTAGCTTTTTGTACATCAATCTGAGCCTGCATCAGAGCTTGAGCTTGGTTTAATCCCATTTGCTCATACTGCGCAGCTAATTGACGAGTTTGGTTTTCATACTGAAGGTCTTGCCCACGTCCAGCCTGAGCCGCTTGCATGAGATTTTGCTGAGCGCCTAACTGCTCTTGTACTCTTGCCGGCATAGCTTGAGCCGCCGCACCTTGGTTAGCTTGAGCAGTCGATTGCATAGCATTTCTCATAGCCATAGCAGGATTAACACCACGCTGAGACGCTGCCATAGCCATACCTTGAGCTACGTTATTCTGCTGAGCATTTCTTAGCATTTGGTCAGCTACACTAGGACCCTGACCTTGAGCCTGCTGCTGTAGTTGAGGTAGTAAACCAGTTTGAGCAGTTCTAAATGGACTATTAAACTGAGCTTGACCGGCCTGCTGATTAAGCCCACCAATCTGCTCTAAGAATCTTTTGTCACGCTCTTCTTGACCCGCAAGCTGAGTAGGTACGTTAATCATCGGAGCCTTAGTACCACCGAAAATATCTAATAAACCCATAAAACCCCCTATAAACTTTTTGTAGCAGGCATTTTGTAAAGCCCACGTTTAATACCGACTTCAAGACTTAAATCACTTAACGAATAAGCCTGACCAGCCGTGCCGCTTGTTATATCTTCAAACAAAAATCGAATAGCTTCACACTTTTGTTTTCTTAAATGCGCTCTAAATTGATAGATGTTATCACCTACCCCACCATACGGCGAGCTATCTCCATAAAGTGCATCTTGACCATAGATATTAGCATCTAGAATACCGCTAGGGTCGAATAAATAAATGTCCTCATAATACTGCGCATAATCATAACCGATAGACATTCTTAAGATATGTGGTGACTCAAGATCACCGAGAATAGCGGCACGTTTTACACGTTGATACCCTTGAACACCGGCCATTTTCAGCCATGCCGTTGCCATTCTCAATTTAAACTCAAGATTTTGGTCTAGGTATTTAGTTTGATTCTCTACGAATACAGTACCGTTAGTACGTAGATAAGTGTATTGACCATTCCATATATCGGCATCAATGCCGGAATGATTCGTAAATGTAGACCATTGGCTAAAGTAGTAGTCATACATTAAGCAAGACCCATCCTTGGTTAAAAACCTTACTTGGTTTTTATCTTGCAAAAGATCAGCGCTCATAACAGTCAACGAGTTATAAGCCTCTACATCAGCACCAATATAACTAAGTTGAAGATTTCTTGCTAGCAAATAAATGCCTTTATAACTCTTAAACATGATACCCATAGGGGTTAAAACAGTCGAGTTAGGATAAGGGCAGCCAACGTCAGAAGATAATAACTCAGGCTGAGAATAAGTATTACCCTGACCAAGATCATTAGGGCCGTCACCAGATAGTGCAAATACTAAATTCTCTTTAAAGATAATTAATTTATCGTCCATGAATTTAAGAGCTGATACTTTACCGCCTAAAGGATTGACTCTGAATTTAAACGAGTCATTAAACGCTACGCCCTCACCAGCAGTAAACTTTTTAGAATACCAAACCTCAAGGTTATCCTCTAACCCACCGAGTACCATTCTATCTTTATACAATTCGACAATTTGAGCCGCCGGCGCTGCGATATTATCTAAAACACCGCCAGTCGTATAAAGGATTTCATTTGAAGTAATCGCCGTATCATCTAATACGTCATCAAAAGTAACAGAATCTACATTTACATTATTATATAACGGGCTTGAATTAGACGTTACTTTATAAGCTACGTTACCATTAGCCGTTGTACGATAAATCTCAATTAAACAGTCGGCTCTATCTGGTGATTTCTTAGCCGTTAATCTTAATGTAGGTACAGTGATAGTAACCTTTTTAGTACCTGTAATAGTGATGCTAACACCAGTACTAGGGCTTGAGCGGTGTATCTGACCTTTATTATCTACCCATGTATAAATAGCATAATATAAATGGTCACCGGCTGGTACTGAGCCGCCACCTGTACTACTTAAAGTATATCCCTCTGGGTATAAATGAAAACCATGCTCTACCACTGAATGAGAATCATACATAGATAGAAAACCACCAGAAATATGTAAATCCTCACCCAATTTTTTAGCATAAAAGTTAGAATTTGCATTAACATCAAGATCAAACCTCTGAACCCCTGTTAGGGTATAGATAGTAGCATTTTCAGATATTACTTGAGTCTTTTGAGGTAATGAAAAACTAAATACAGTCCCATTTAATGTCATACGTGGGACCATTGGCTTAGCCGCTAATCCCTCAGCTATAGAGGGTGCAATTTTAGCGACAATGGAGCCGTCATCAGTAGCCATAAAATAAGTAGATTGAAGAGTAGAATCATGCGCCAATGTTACGTAAACACGACCAGAATAAAACTCAGCTTTTGAAGCTATCCCTACTGATCTTAAAAAGACCGTAGGTGATTCTGTAATTGTACCTACGTCAGATACTTTACATTTTTTAGTGTAATTGTCTGATTTACTCGTAGAGGATAATTCAAAGAATACTCGATAAGACGTTGAGCTATAACGAGCTGATACAATTCTAGCCGGCAAATGACCGACAGTTTCAGCCTCAATAAGCGTAGGCCCTGACTTGGTAGTATTCCAGTCAGCATAAAAAGTCATGTATCTGATACCAACACCAGACTCATGCCAATATAAGAAAACGTCTTTAGTAATAGAATCTACTTTAACGTGTAAACAATTAGCCACATTATGATTAACAAGTAACGGGCTAGGCACTCCAAAGGTAGGGCTTGCGACAATACCAGATTGAGAAATGTATTTTAGCTGCATTTTATTTGCCGTTGTACGGTATGCAATAACCGCAAAAGACCCTGATACATCTACGTCTAACCAGTGATTAGTAGCATTGATATCTGAACCTACAGAATTCTCGGCACCCATTTGCGTAGGTAATGACGGGTCAAATACTCTGCAATATAAATTAGAACCATTTGAATAAAAAATAAGCACGTAACCACCGACAGTTATACACTTCGGCGCTACTGCTGTAGCTCTTAATTCTAAATCAGGTATTAACTGAGCGTTACTTGTAATGTCATTCACGTTACAACGTACTGAACCTCTAGAGTCTTGCCATACAAATACAGCGTGTTTATCTGTATAAGCTGAGTCGCAAATAGTTTGCTGATAGTTATTTCTAATAACAGGCTGAGAAGTTACGTTAATCGAAAACGCAGGACCCTTGTTAACCCATTTAGCGTTATTAACTGCGTATGTATAAACACTACCGCCAGTAAATCTAATCAATTCGTTATTGAATGAATAAAGACCTTGGCTAACTCCGAGGGTAGTATTGTCTGTAGTCGTATCCTCAAGAGCGTCATAACCATTTCTTTTTTTAATCTTTTTACCTTGAGTAAAAACACCATTCTCTAAGAGTGTTAATTTACCAGCCATGACCAATTTAGGGTCAGTCTTAGTATCAACACCTTGAGCAAAATTTACGGGTACAATTTGTTTATCTAGCATTTAGTACCTAATAATATAGTTTACGTAAGCATTTATAGGACGTGTCTCGTTACCACCTGAGAACGCAGTACTATTTGCAGTATTGTTATTAGCAACCACACCTTGATTGTTATTAGATGCCATTACAAACTGAGAGCCTGAACCATCTAGGGTTTGACTTCGTTCAATATGATTATGACTTGCGTACATATCACTCTGAACTGTACCGACCGCATTACCAGTGTTACCGCCTGAATTCATAGCAGTACGTGAAGTATGGTCTGGGTCTCGGTTAGCTGAACCGTCAACACCACGTAAAAATCTACCGCGATAGTCTGGCAAGTTAAACGTACTAGAACCGTCACCGTTACCATGAGCATCACCAATAATAGAATACAAATTAGCGTATGTAGTTCTAGATACTGCTGAGCCATCACAAGTTAACCACCCACTCGGAGCAGTTACGGCAGCAAAAGCAATGACCGCACCCACCGGAGCAAGTCCCCACATTGAATCAATTTTAGCAGGGGTTACGTTACCGTCAGCAATCTTAGCAGTAGTAACGTTTTGATTTAAAATCTTTGGAGTAGTTACCCCATCATCTTTAATACGAAGGTTAAGACTTGCTACCTCGATAGTAACGTTATCTACGTCATAATCAGCAGCTACTTGGCCGGCCCCGTCCATTGTCAAAATCTTTTTAGATGCCGGTAAAGCAAGAGGTAGAGTTAAATCATAACTAGATACTGTAGGGTCTGCTTTAATAGTAACCGCTTGCGCTCCATTAATCGGAGCCTGAAGGATAATATCACCCATATACATTTTAGCCGGTGTACTTGGAGCTTGAGACCAAGAAAACGTCTTTAATGTATCTGAATAAGTAGCAGCAGCTTGAACTAACGGCTGACCGTAATCACCGCCAATAGTACCTAAAGAAGCAAAATTAAGCCCTGAGCCTGAAGTAATTTGAACCGGTACACCAGAGGCATTATTAAAATATAAATTACCATTTACTACGCTGATACAACTTAAGTCACCGCCACCGCTAAGAGTAGCGCCGTTATTCACATAACGAGTAGAGCGTAAACTAATCGCATCATTACCACTAAAGGATAAATCAGCATTGATATTTAGAGCAGCACTAGGGATTAGAGCACCCTTACCCGTTGTATGGTCATGCTCATCAATACGAGTAAAAGCCTGATTAATCTCAGCAGCCCACGCAGGACCAACCTCAACACCCACTATCGGGATTTCTAAAAGCATAAAAGGTAAAAGAATTGTATTAGCCATATATCACGCCACCCATAAAGATACTGTAACATCAGCGCTACAGCGTAAAGTTAAAAATCTACTTGTAAACGTTTGATTAGGTATTGCCCAAATATCACTCTGAGCATTTCTGTCTACAACCCACCACATTCTAAATGGTCTCGATAGACCGTGAGCTACTTGGTTATCTTGACCAGCAGTCAACACAACATTTTGAATTAAATTAGCATCAAGAATAGGACTCTGAGAAATTGGCCCTAAAGCCTCTTCGATTGCGTCTTGTACTCTTGTTAGGTCATAGTCCTCTACATTAATCCTAGTGTATTTACGCATTGAATACCCCTAAGAGTTAATACCAAATGACCAGAATTCCCATGGCATTGTACGAGTCACGTCACCGATATGCGAAGTATTACCGATGTCACGCATTAGCTTCATTTCATCTAGACGTTTATCGAGTAAAGCCTTTTGCTGCATGAATACGCTAGGGTCTGACTCTTCTTTTGCCAGCATTTTAATGCAGCAATCAACTACGACCCACTCTTCAAAACCGTTAATACCGTCAAAAGTATCAGTATCATTAACAAGGTCTTGAAATGCTTTTGCATACCACATCCGTACATTGCTCGCCCCATTTGGCATTGGTACAAACTTAAGGTTATTACCTTGAATCATGTACCGAAGATAACTAAGACCTACGACATTCCAAGTAGGCGTAAACAAATAAGCATTTCTCTGCTCAAATTGAAATGGCTTTAACGTAACTCCATTACCCAAACCGTCTACAATAAGGTCAACACCGAGCAGTTTATAAAAGTCTGCTGGCATTGCATAAGTATCCTGATTAGATACAAGATTAAAATTGTAGCTAGTCATGTAATAAAACTCACCGGCGTTAACCAGCTTGTCATATAACTCTTTGATACTTGCATTAATGTAGCCGTTCAATTCTGAGTCTGAAATAAACTTAGAATTGACCATATCAGCCCGTTGACGAGCTTGATTTCTCAGGCTTAGTAGAGTCACATTAGAGGCCATAATTTACCCCTTACTCTTCAGAGATATGTTCGCCCTCTTCGTGAGGCATTTCATCAGCCATTTGGAAAAATGCGTGAAGAGCATCTTTAAGCGCTACAACATCTTTACCGTGAATAGCCTTCATAATGTCACTAGCCGCATAATGAAGAGAATCACCGTCAGGCTCACCAGCCATCTTATCATAAGCCTCTTCGTTACGGTCAGCAACACCGTCAGCGCCTACAATAATAGACGCCATTTTCTTTTTATCGCCACCCATCATAATCATAGGTTACCCCTTAATAAACAGAAGAGTTTTTAAGCGCAATGAATACATGAATCTTACAAGCTGCTACTGAATCAGTAGGTACAGCACCGACTAGCGTTTTAAACGCGATAGTTTTAGCTGATACAACGTCTACAGACTTAACTTGTGTTCTCATGTCAACATCTACAGCAGATTCGATATGCATCTCAACTGCTTTAGCAGACTGATAAGTATCTTCAAGTACGATAGAATAAGC